GCATCAATCAAAGCCTGATTGATGGCCTGCTGCATCGCGCCTTGCTGCATCTGCTGTTGCGTGATGCTCTGGCCCATGTTGAAGCCGGTCTGCGACAGATTGCCAAGCTGGCCAGCGCCGGACAGGCGCAGGTTCGCGGCCTGCAATGCGGCCTGCTGGTTTGCCTGCGCGGCTTGTGCCGCAGCCTGCTGGTTGGCTTGTTGGGCCTGCAAGCGCGTGCCTTGAGCAAACTGCTCCTGAGACGCGCGGGCACCTTGGTTTGCCAGAGCAGCCTGAAGCTGATTTGCGACATCCTGCTGAGACGCGCCGAGTGCGGTTTGGAAGCCCTGCTGGCGGAGTTGAGCCGCAAGCTGGCCACCCTGATTGGCGAAGGCTTCATTCGTGAGAGCCTGAGCCACGCCCTGACGAGAGCCGCCGAAGGCCCCCGCTGCGGTTGCCTGCGCGCCCATTTGCGCGGTCTGCATCATGCGCTGGCGTTCAAGATCAGCCATCGACAGATCAATGACCTGCTGCTCATACGGATTGAAATATTGCTGGATGCCGCCGAAAGCAGTTTGCGCCGCAACCGTGTCCGGCGTGTATCCGAAGGTTGTTCCAGCACGCTCTGCACCGACCCGCTGCGGCTGGAATGCCGCCGCCGCGTTGGCAGCGTTGATCGCGCCTGTGTAAGCGCCAGCCGACTGTTGGAACACGTTCGGCTGCGTCGGCGCTGCGGGCTGCGGCATGACAGTTGCTTGCATCGGAGCCGGGCGAACAGGCGTGCTGTTAAACGGCGTAGGAGCCGGGCGAACCACTGCCGCGGGAACAGTGGCTGGCGCAGCAGACGGCGTTGCAACACGTCTTGGGTTTGATCCGCCTGCCATTTATTTCTTCCTTCCCTTATTGTCACGCGGGCCGCGCGGGCTGATGCCAGCCGCGTTTGCGATGCCGGACACACGCCCGCCACCCTCAAAAGTCTTTCCGGGTTTTCCCGGACCGCCGCCGTCAAACATGTCGCGCAGGCCCGTATATCCGCCCATGCCGCCAGACGAACCAGTACCAGCGCCAGAGGACATGCCGCCCATTCCGTCACGGTCACGCCCGCCACCCTGCGTCGGGTATGTCAGCGGTGCAGCCGCCATCGGGGCCATAGGCTGAACAGACGGGCCAAAGCTAAGAGGAGCAGCGCCGGTGATCGGGTCAACGAACATGCCGGTGATGGCGTTGTATTGGCCCGGTCGGCGGGTCTCAAGCTCGCGCAGAGCCTCGTCGTAAAGACCGCCTGACGAGTAACCTTGCACGCCGCCAGCGAATGTCTGCGGCGCTGGCATGCCTTCGGTGCCCATTGATAGCCCTCCACCACCAAGGCCGAAAGCCCCGGCTGCGCTGGACAGACCCTGATTTGATGCGATCTGGAGCGGCGTCATGGCAGCAACGTCAGGCCCGTAATACGGGGTGTAGCCGATGTTGGCGACACCTTGGCCGCGCGCCAAATTCTCTTTGGCCGCCGCTTCCAGCCATTCGGGGATTTTGACCTCAGTGGTCTCTCTGCCACCCTTACCGCCGCCGCTCATTCAAAGTCCCTTTCCAACACTGTCATCACTGGCTTGTATCCGTGCTTCGCAAGAACTCGCTCCCAGCCACGTCGCCCAGCGATTGTCATTGATGTGCAGCCCTGTGTCTTTCCCCAAGCCACGGCGGAATCAATCATGTTGACGATTGTTTCCATTTCACCACCGGCTAAAAAAACGTGCAGGACACTTTTCTTAGGATATAACACAATCTCAGTGACAGCGCACCCCTTTTCAGCAGGCCACAACTGCATGCGCCCGCTCAGGATGCCGTCAGCCACATCTTGGAAATCATGCGACCCGCCGCTGTATTCCAGCGCGTCTTCGATCCATTTCCGGCAATGCTCCAAGAGCGTCATGCCTGCACCCGACTGATGACCAGCGTCACCGACGGCGATGATGGCGCGTAGGCGGTCGCGGCGTGCGCCTTCAATATGCCGCTAGTGCTATCCGTGGCCCACATCACATTCAGCACGTCATTGGCGTTGACGCTGAAAATCGCTGTCCGCGAAACCACGATGGTCGCGCCGTTGTTGTGCAAGCTGGCAACAATTGTGCTTCCCGTCACATTCGTGCCGTTCAGCCTCGGCCAAAAGCGGAACTCCACTGTGCTGGACGTGGAACTCGCAATCTGCGCCGTGAAGGCCAGCTTGTACAAGCCGCCCTCAACAAAGGTAATCTCGGTCAGGGGCGATCCAGTAAGCGTGATGCCCTCGGTAATGATGTCATCCAAGGCAATCTTATAAGCCGTGTCAGCAGCCGCCGCCGTGATGTCAGCATCTTGGCCCAATACCGCATAGCCGTCTGCCAGCACGACCTGCCGCCACTCGCCGCCTTTACTGACGACAGGATAACCGCCAGACGCATCCCACAAGATTACGCCGTTTTCAGCCGCCGAAGCATTGGCAGGCTTAAACTGCAAACGAGACGCCACGCGCTGAAGGTAGGACACGATGTTCTGCGCCCAAACCTGAATGTTTGCCGTAACAGGCGGTGGCGTGAAGCCGTAACTCATCGACGGCCACCCGGAACAGCGTCAAGCCGCATCACGCCGACTCGCCAGTCTGCCGTCCTCGCGCCATCGACGCGCACTTGCACTTGACGCCCTGTAAACCGCACGCTGGTCGGGTTGGCCATTGAAAATGGTCCATACTCACGCAGCGTATCATTCGGGTGGAAGCGCGTCTTGAATGTAGCCGTCACGTCGCCCTGCGTCTTCTCGTCCGGGATAAGCATGGTCGCAGCCATCACATTGTCTCCAGCCCCCAAGCTGATCGGCCCGCTCTCGGCAAACACATCCGCGCCTTCGTGCGAAAAACCATACTCATGATCATACGATACACCCGATGCGTCAATCCAGATCGGGTTGCGGAACAATCCAGCGTCAACGCCAGCCGTCCGAGAGATTGCGCCGACAGACCAATGGCTTTCCGAATGGTTAAAAACGACATATCTGTCGTTTTCATTTGATGCGGCAGAAGGATAGAACCACCAGATTTCGTTAAATGCTTGGTTCGTAACGGCATAAACCTTTGAAATTTGACCCAAGTTTATGCTGCTGAAAACATAATCTGCCACCTCGCACGGCAAGTCCTGAACAGCGCCACCAGCGTAAGCGTGAAAACCACGTTTTCCCATCCAAAACACGCCCTCATCGACAGACGCAACGCATTTGCGAGAAATAGCACCACAAGCAGATCCTACACGCTCAAAGCCGTAAACAAACGGTGGCCCCTGATAGGTCGCGGCGTGCGCGTCTTGGCTTGTCAAGATTAAGGTTTGTCCGCGCGTGCGGACGCCAAGCATGATCTGACCACTGGTCTGCAACTCAATGTCGCCAGCCTCATTAGTCGCCAGCGGGGCCCAAGTCGTGTTATCTTCCCGGTCAGACCATTGGACCTTGCGAGGGTTTCCGCCAGCACCAAGCGCAAACATGAAACGCTCAGCAGTTACAACAAGAGCAAGGTTGTCGATGGGCGCATTAGAAATGGCCACCGCGTTGTTTGCTGTGTCCAAGTCCCACTCAAGCAGGCGGCCATCCGCAACGGAACAGGCAACGAGCCGTTCGCCCCAGTTGTCCAGTGACCACGTTGTTGCCTCACTGTAAGACCCAGTGTCAGGGCGAGGCGTTCCGTAGCTGTATTCACCGTATAAGCTTGATCCGTAGCCGATGTTAAGCGTTGCGTTTATGCTGCCGGACGCCAGATCGTTTGGAGTAATATCGGTAATGGTCCCAGCAGCGTTGACAGACTTTAGAGCATTGTGGAAACCCACAGCATAACGACGACCGTTCAGCAAGTCACTCCAAGCCAAAGCACCGCGAGGCGCGGTCGAGCCTACCGTGTCCCGCGTGCGCCACCCGCCGACCGGGCGCATGGTCCCGTCAACCCAGCGAACCAAGTTGGCGTCATACCAACGGTTGCTGGCCTGAAATTCGGTGCCGTTGCGATAAACACCCGGCGGCAGTTGAAGCGGGACAAGCGGCATTTCGACCTCACATGAGACTGCGCGCAGCGCGTGGATGGATCATACGCCTATTGCACTGTCCGAGCAATAATTCAGGCCAAATGGGACACATAACTAAGCCTCGACCCAAGACAAGGACGCCTCATCCCAGTGGTGGTTTTTCCCATCGTTTGGTCGCGAGACAGGCGGCTTGAAACCGCACGATTTTTCGTCAAACAGCCAAGACGCAAATCCTGTTTCTTGCCAAGTCATCTTGACAAAAGCTTGCTTGGCAAGCCTCTCCTCATCAGTCATTTGATGGACGTGGTGAACGTCCGTATAAAAATCACCATCGGCCTCATATGTCGCGCCAATGTAAACCTCATATGGGCCAACAGTTGGAGGGGCTGTTCGTATAAACCTAGCGAAGTCTGGCGGCAGCTTTTGGGTGTCAATGTGCGGAAAAGCTGCACGAAAATTGTCACCCAATATAGGATGCTCAAACGGCTTTCCGTCCTTGATGCGAATGTAAAGCTCCACTTACAGATTCCCCGTGTTTGTTGATGGGAATGATCTGGTAGCAGCAGGCCAAATTATACGGACAGCCCCAACGCCGCTAAAACTGGATGTCTGGTTCTGAGCCGCGCCGCCATATAGATCACTGGACCCGCCAGAACCCGGCGAGCCCGATCCGGGGTTTCTGCCGGTATTCCCCCCGATGCCTCCAGCCCCATTTGAACCTTGCCCAAGTATGCCTACGCCGCCGCCGCGCCCGCCGCCGTTGTTGAGCCCGACCCAGCCGCCGCCGCCGCCGCCGCCGCCGCCGCCGCCAGATCCGCTTGATCCTGACACACCTGCGTTGGCTGCCCCTGCGCCGCCGTTGCCGCCATTCCCAGAGTAACCCCCAGCGCCGCCGTTACCGCCGCCGTAAAGACTAACACCATTTGCGCCAGCGCCGCCATTGCCGCCGCCATCGCCGACATATGTGCCCCCGGCTGCGCCAGTGTTTGTCGAAGTCCCGCCACCGCCGCCGCCCTTAACGGTTGAATCACTTATGAAATAAGAGTCGCCACCATTTTGGCCCTCTATGTTTTTGGCAGCGCCGACCACAACTGTATATGACGACCCTGCGGATACTGGGATGCTATTCTTGTAGCCAAGACCGCCGCCTCCACCGCCACCATATGCGCCCTTACCACCAGCCCCGACAGCAACGACAGAAACGCCTACAACACCAGATGGAGCAACCCAAGAGTATGTTCCAGCCGTGGTGTAGGCAGCCTGCCCAGTGTTTACATTTCCAGCAGTAGGCCAGTTCCCGGCTTTTTTGTATTCAAGAGCCTCGTCAAGCGACCAAACGCCAGACGCTCTTGAGCCGTCATACGGACCGTCAGGCGGAACCGCCACTGACCTAATAATGTTCGCTTGATGACGCTTTTCTGTCATAGCCACATGCCGCCTTTATGACTGACAATCACTGACAATCAACTGATTTCCTCGTAGCTGCAAATAACCTTAAGGTCGTTTGCCGCACCAGCAGTCGCCCCGATAGACCGATCTTCTTCAAGGTAGATCGGCGTGTTCTTGTCGATTACAACCAAAGTCGCATCAGCCGGAACCGAAATCGTGCTAACGATCTGCGTGGCAGTTCCACCGATGTCGTCCTGATCGTAAAAATTGATGGTGATGTCAGCGGCAACAGAGCCGTCCACATTCGCCACGCTGATCGTGTTTATCTTAAACACCTTGCCGCTGGATGCCGGATTGCTGACGACTGCGGTGGCATTTGTGGTTGTGAGGTTTGCCACGGCGGTTTTACCCGTGATGGTGGTTACGTTGACGATATTAGGCGCAGCCATGATCTTTCCCCTTAGCTGAATACGATAGACAAGGCGATTGATTTGCCGATTGTCGCCGTGTTGTTCAATGTTGCTGCGGTAGCTGTAATAGTTGTGCCACCGATTTTCCACTCGCCCGCCGTCAGGTTCGGCTTGATCGCTACAGTGCCATCAAGAAGATCGTCAAGATCGTCCAAGTTGTCGTTGATCTTGCCGCCCCAAGTGTCCTCGGATGCGCCAACTTCTGGCTTTACCAAGCCAAAACTGGTTGTCGTTGTGTCAGCCATGCTTGCCGCCCCTTATGCCGCTTGCGTCCAAGTTTCAGCCGTGTCGCTGGCCGGAACCCAGATTTCGCCTGTGTCAGATTGCGGAACCCAAGTCTCCGCCGTGTTGTCGTCTGGCTGCCATTTCTTGACCGCCGCCACGCTCAATATACACGAAATTTGAGAAAGCGCACTAGTAAGACGAAGGCGCTCATCGCCAGCCGTCATATCCGAATTTACAAACACGTTGGCAGACGCGCTGGCGGTGGTTGCTGCGGTTGCGCTGACAGACGCAGCAACAGAAATCACAATTTCGACATCCTTGACACTTAAAACGCTGCATGTCGCGCTCGAAGACAAGGATAAAGAGGCGCTGGCCACTGCTGAAAGCTGCGTTGACGCTGAGGTAAACGCTGTCGCCGAAATGCTGGCTGACGCCTCAAGAGGATAGAAAACTCCATCGTCCGCGAGTGCAACGCTTGCTAAAGGGGATAATCCAAGCATGGCCAGACCTTATGTTGCGCGAGCTTTAGTCCGATCTTAACTGGTTACCACGGCGTCCCGGAAACCACGACAGGGTTCTTGTGGGCTTCGATCTGCGCCGCAAGGGAGGCTTCCGTCTCGGCCTTGTCCACCGAACCCCAGACCCATGCCAGCACGTCGGCTTCGGTCAGGGTGTCGTATGGCTTGAAGCCGGGAGCAGTGGCGTCAGGGGTAAACCCAACGGTGCCGTAGGACGAGGCGCTGTAATCCTTGTCAACGGCATTGGCACGCCAGTGAGCCATAGTGATCCCACCAGTGGAGACTTCATGCTCACAGGTGTCGATGCTCCAAGTGATAGTCGCGGTCATTCTTCGGTTCCTTCCGCCAGAGATTCGGTCAGCATGTTCATGAAGGCATTGCGGCCCACCTGAAGCTGGTCGAGGTTGAACTGAGTGGAACCGATCTTGCGGTCCAGATCAGCGATGTGGTTGATGAGAACCTTCTGCTGATCGTTCAGTTGGTCCTCGGTGTAGTCCTTGTTGTCGATCGTGATGACGAATGGTTTTTTCTCGGCCATCGTGATCCTCCTTTCATGATTTTAATGCGTTAGATGGGAACGGCGGCCAAACGACAATAAAAGGAAAGCCAGCCTGCTCGGTTATGTCGCGCAATGCCTGACGATATGCGACCCAATCGGCTGGAACTTGAGACCCAGTTTCGACACACTTTACCACGATCCAATCCGTTTGGCGCAAAAAGTCATCACGCTTTCTGCGGATGTTTTCTGACACAATCGGCGCAGGCTTTTCTATGATGTCAAAACCGAGAGACCAGACGCCTCCAGCCTCCTGCGGCATGTCATGGTAGACAACTTCGTGCGTTTCATCCTCGACGGGCGGTGTGGGCAGAATATCAACAGGGAAGACGCCGTACTCAGCGAGCAGCGAGTCTGGCATCGGATCTGGGAAGCTGACCTGCGGATTGTCGCGGCGCAATTGCCCAACCGAATATTGCTCGGGGCGTCCATTTATTACGCGGATGTGCATGCGTTTCCTCCGATTTTGCCTGTCTATGGAGCTGAGCCAGCGGCCAGATTACTTGTGGTCAGGGATAGGCTCTGATCTATTTCCGTCGGAACTGCGCCGTAGGCAACGATTAGCGCAATGGTATTTGCGTCGACGCCATATGATTTCGATGGCGTAAACGCTGATGTGTATCTAGCAGAATTTGACCATCTCGGGCGGTATATTTCACCGTCAAAAAATTCCGTGTTCGGCACTGCGTTTGCCGAACTATTTGCCCCACCAACAAGCAAATCGTCCGCTGTGATGTTGAACGACACAGTCGCTGACGTAACCTGAGTTCCGTCAACAAAAAGTCTTAGTGTGCTTCCAGAACGGCTGGCCGCGACATGATACCATGTATCGACGTTGATTGTGCCCCCAGTGGCAATCGCTCCGCCTTGGTAATACTGCAACTGTCCATTTAGGATATAAAGCATACCGCCTGAGGAATTATAATTTTGGCCCATAATGCCGCGATACCCGCTAGTAGCGTCCGGCCTTATCCATGCCTCAAGCGTGAAATCTCCAGTGCCAAAATTTGTTCCGGCAGCCCCATTGTAGATGTAAGAACTCGACCCATTGAAATCAATGGAATTGTCCCCAGCAGCAGTCCCAATCAGGTTTCGCCACAACATCAGGCATTCCCCACACGCGCGCCGTAGATCGTTGTAGCGACCTTCCACAAAACGATGACCGTAAACCCGCTCGTCGCCAACGTCGGAGCCACACCCCCATTCGTTTCCCAAACCGGGGCAAGCGTGGTCCATGTGATAGTGTTGGCCGTGCCATCGTCAATCATCAGCGTAATGGATTGCCCGGCTGCCCAGTTTTCCTGACCCGGTGTGCGACCAGCGCCAAGGGTCCACGTTTGGATTGAACCGTTGTTTGGGTCTAGGTTGACGGTCGCGCCGTCTGTGATGGCAAAGACTTTTTCGGTGTATCCGCCATCAAGGGTCGTCGTCCCAGACACATGCAGCCGCGTTGATGGGGAACTCGTCCCAATGCCTACGTTGCCCGTAGAGGTGATACGCAAACGCTCAGACCCAGCCGTCTCCACCGTCACGGTATCAGCCGCAGGGAAACGGATCGCAGTGTCGGTGTCGCCAGAGTGGATGATCTTATCCGTGATCGTTACGTCACCGTTCACGTCAAGCGTGGTTGCGGGAGTAGTCGTCCCAATCCCTACGTTGCCTGTAGAGGTGATACGCATACGTTCATTTGCGCCACCCGTCATGAAAAAAATCACGCCTTCTGATCTAACGCGGAATGTATCCGTGCTATGGAGGTATGTAATGTTCCCAGAAGTGGCGGTTTGGTCCGAAAAAGTGATGGCGCTCTGACCGGTGTCCTGAGCAACCATGAGGATAGAAGAGTCCCCAGTGTTGTTCCTGACACCAATAGATGCAGCAGTGGCCCCCGTTCTTGCCACGGTAAGGCTGTCCCCCGGATTGGTCGTCCCAATCCCCACGTTCCCCGCAGAGGTGATCCTCATGCGTTCACCGTCAACCCCACCAAAAGTATAACCTGTAAATCCAGTCTGGCTTCCCCAGAAGTCCATTAAGCCGGTGCTGCTGTTACGCCCAAAGCGATAGAACAGAAGGCTATCAGTGCGGAGGCGGATTTGGTCACTGGTCGCACCAAGGACATCCAGCGTGGTCGCAGGACTGTTCGTCCCAATCCCTACGTTGCCCGCAGAGGTGATCCTCATACGTTCTGTAAAGCCGCCTGTGGCAAATTGCAAAAAGTCCGAGGCTCCAGAGGCTGCGATTTGGAGGAAGCCATCCTGCGCCGAAATACGTCCAGCATCAGGGTCGGCGGCGTCACCGAGGAAGAGATAGGCAGGGCTGCCCGTTCCAGACGAGACTTGGATGGATGCGTTTGCTGCGGCCTCGAAGAAACCCGCTACCGTTACGCCAGTGTTCAAAGAAGCGCCAGAACTGCCCGGAGCGACATGAAGCCTTGCTAAGGGGCTGGTCGTCCCAATCCCCACGTTGCCCGTTGAGGTAACCCGCAACCGCTCATTTGCGCCACCAGTCTGCCAGCGTATGTCCCCTGCGGAGCGGGAAACCAAAGAGTCAGTGGTGTGCGCGTATTGTAAAATCCCGCTCTGAAAGTTATCCGTGTCACCAAAGAAAATCGCACCAGTGCCTGTGTTTGCCGTAGACAAAAACAGATTGGAGTTTCCTGTCGTGTTGGTGATGGCAATCCCCGCGTTTGTTGCGCCTGAGCGAACGACCTGCAAAGGTTGGTTGGGGGTAGTCGTCCCAATCCCTACATCGCCGTCAGAGGTGATACGCAACCGCTCAATCCCACTCGTCTCCACCGTCACGGTGTCAGCCGCAGGGAAACGAATGGCGGTGTTAGTGTCGCCAGCGTGGACGATCTTGTCGGGGATGGTGATGTCAGCAGTGAATGTTGCGCTGTCAGGCTGTATAATGTCGCTCGCCAGAGCGGAAACGTACACAACGGCGGAGCCAGACAGGTTTAGCAAAGACCCTGTGCTGGATTGCACCAGAGACCGCGAGAGTGTCGTGCCAGATGACGTGTATGTGCCAGTTCCAAGCTCCCAAGCCACACCGTCTTCAATGACATATCTCACGCTGTCAGCATTAGAGACGCCCGCACTGGCGAATGTCTGGAAGCCAGCAAGCGCAGAGCCGAGCGTAATGGTGCCAGACCCCGTAGTGGCGGTTGTCATCTTCGCGCGGTTGACCAGCTTAGGCATTCATCTCACCTCAATCGAGCGTTACGTCCAGATCACCCGTCGGGATACGCAGAACGTCGCCCGTGTCGATGGTCTTGGACGCGGTCAGCGCAGCGTAGGCGATCATGTTGCCAGAGGTGGCCGCATCAAAGATGGCCGCGTGAGTAATGGTGCCCCAGCTTCCCGTTGCAGCCGCAAATTCAACCGAGCCGCTGTTCGATGCGTTGTTGCCGCTCACGGTGAACGTGACGGCCTCGCGGGTGTAGCCGTTGCCGCTCACCTCGGTGCCGCCGCCGCTTTCACCCGGTGCAGCCGTGAACAGGCCAAGATACCAAGCGGTCGGACGTGCCGGAGACGGGCTGCTTGCCGTCAGGAGAAACGTCAGGACGCTGGTTTCGAAAGAGTTTGTCAGTGACATCAGAAACTCCTGATTTTCATACGCAGGCCGGTTCCGCTGTGCCGCGCGTCGTTGGAAGAATTGTTCAGGTTATCAATCGCGGATTGATACAGGGCTGCCCAGATTTGAATGCGGGCGTCGTCCTTCAGGTACGGTGCCGAGTGGATCAGCGCCCCGTAGAGGTAGGCATCCGGCGCGTTGGTCAAGAGCCAGTTGGTCGTTGCCGAGTCCGACAGCGCAGGTATCTTGCCGAAGTATAGCAGTTCGCCCGTGTAAAGGCCATCCGGCACTGGGTACAGTTCAAACTGCGCCCCGGTCATCGCGTAGTAATACGGGCGGCCAGTGACGTTGCTGTCGGCCTGCTTGCGGTCGATCATCTCAGCTTGGCTGATAAGCTCCAGCCGCGAGGTTTCGCCGGTGGTCAGGTAGAAGCGGATTGTCTCCACCCAATCGGCGGGGATGGCGCTGAATTGCGTGTCAAGCTGGGCGGTCGCGCGCTGCTCCATACGCCAGTGACGCAGCTTGCGCTGCATGTCAGCCTCGGCCAGCGCGATGAAGGTCGGCACGACAGACGTAAGATCGTCGCGATTAAGTGTGTCTGCTATTACAGTTTGCAGGAGAGCGTATGTCGAGATACTCATGCTGCGTCCCTCCAAAAATTCGCGTCCCAAGACTTTCTAGCACAGCAGGCCTCAAAGAAATCAGGCCCACTGTACAAGTGAACAAAGCCAGACTTTCTTGAGACATATGCTTGAAAGTTTCCGGGCTTCGATGCGTGCCTGACGCCGCAAATCCCCAACCTTCCATCCCGATGAGCCTTCATGTTTAGCTCATTTTTTCCATTTGATCCATCGCGCAGATTGGAGATGGCGTTATTCGCCTTGTTTCTGTCGATATGGTCAATAATCTTTGGAGGTTCTTCACCATAATTCAAGGCCCAAGCAAGCCTATGAGCCAGCCATTGCGTGCCATCGACACAAACAGACAAATATCCATCAGGTCGAACACTTCCGGCGGCTGCGCCAGCGCGCTTAAATCTCCCCCTGCCTGATTTGCGCCAAGTGAAGGCACCAGAAACAGGATCGTAGTCGATCTCTTCCGCGACGGCTGTCTTTAGCGTGGCATAGGTCGTGATGGTCATTTCTTCTTCGCCTCGTTGCGGGCCGAAATGGCCTTGGCTTTTGCCTTAGCGTCTGCCTTGCTGCTTGCGCCCCATGCGTTGAGTGATAGCAGAAGTCGCGTGGGTTTTCCATCCTCGTCACGCTCGGGGCCGGGCATCCCGCCCATCCGAGCCAAGAAGGACGCCCGGCGCGGGTTGTCGCCCGCCTTTACCGGGGCCTTCAGGTTCATTCCCTCGGCCTTAGCAGACGCGCGGCCCTTGGCGTTTAAGCCGCCGCTGGGCGACTTGCCTTCCTTACGCTGCCAAGCCGGGGTCTTCATTTCTTCTTGGCCGTCTTTGCCGAAGCCTTGAATGCCGCCGCTGTGGGCGCGCCCTTGGTGCCGGGCTTCCGCATCTTCTCGTCCGATCCGGCTTTGATGCGCTCACGCTTTTTGGCAATGTTTGCATAGAGACCGCCGGGCATTACTTCTTGCCCTTCATCATGCACTTGCCCATTGCCTTGCACTTGGCGGGGTTCGGGCAGCCTTTGCACGGGGTGAACTTCACTGGCTTTTTCATTTCTTCTTCGCCTTTCCTGCTTTGCTGAGAGCAATGGCAATCGCCTGCTTTTGCGGCTTGCCGGATTTCATTTCCGTGCGGATGTTAGCAGAAATCGTCTTGGCAGACGAACCTTTTTTGAGTGGCATTGTGGCCTCCTCTGGCGCGGGGTGCCGCCACCCTATCACATCACGCAATGCCTTTCAAATTGCGTCGCAATGGTGCGCCCCAATCGTCCTGCGTTGCCATCCCGGCCTTGTAGATCGCCACCAAGCCAAAGGCATCGGCGGCATGGCTGGAGAAGTCATGCTCAGGCCCAAGCCCGATGCCGCGCACCTCGTCCCGCTTTTCGTGATACCAGCCCAGAGCCTCGCGCCCGCCGCGCGTTGTCTCCTCGTTGAACCTGATCGCCGGGAACAGGCGGCGGGTTGCGTCGATACGCTGCAATGCAGCACCGGCACCTTGGTTCTTCACCAGATCGACCACGAAGCCAGCCTCGCGCAGGTAGGACATGGGCGTGACGGCATAGACGCTGTCGTGCTTGCGCCCGTCGTGCGGCAGGACGCAGACAGCCTCCTCGTAGTCATTGGCCCGGAGCCAGTTGACGTGCGCCTCGAAGGGCTGGCCGACGGCTTCATAATAGTCCAGCACGCGCACCTCGGGGCCGATGAATTGCACGATCCAGATCGACGTAGCGTCGGACTTTGACGACGTTCCGCCGATGTCCCAGCAGGCGTAGACCTTCATTAGCGGGTCGCGCGGGATAAAGCCGATCCGGCGTTCAAGCTGGGCGTCGGTCAGGTGCTTGGCATAGTAAGCGCCTTCGAGGACGGTCGCATATTCGCCTTCCCAGATGTGGCCGTATCTCTCGGGCTGGTTCTCCAAGCAATCCCGGCGCTCTTGCTCTAGGACGGACGGGAACCACGGATTGTCTGACCAGTTGGCTCGGACAACGACCGATCCTGATGGCGTGATAGGCCCGCGCAGAAGCTGGTCGATGGGATCGGTCGGGCGCGATGGGTTCCAGCTAAACCAAAGCTCAGAGTTTTCGGCACGGATTGTCGGGCGCAGAAGTGACAGGGATCGGTCGGAGAGGGATTGCGCTTCTTCAACCCAAGCCCGGTCGAAGCCTTCCAGCGATTTCACGCTGTCTGCGGTGTGATCCTGCATGCCTTGGAAAATGATGAGGCCATCGCCGGGCGTTTCGATTACCTCGCGGAATACCTTGAAGCCTTGGGCCTCGCCGAGGTTGTAGGATTGCAGGGTATCTTCGATCAGCTTCTTGGCGGATTGTTTGAGGGACTTTTGGACTTCGCGGATGCAGACGCTGCGATGGCCGGGGAACATCAGATGCTCTTCGGCGAGAAGCCCTGCGAAGAAGCGTGACTTGCCTGAGCCTCGGCCACCCCATGCGCCTTTGTATCGGGACGGGTTTAGGAGCGGCGCAAAGGCCGCTGCCGTTCTGATTTGCAGGCGGTTCTTAGCCATCAGCGTCTTTTGGCTGGACGATGACGCGCTCGATGACCTGCGGCGTCATGGAGCCGTCGGAGGATGTCAGGTCAACGTCCTGCTTTTCGCGCCAATCGCTTGGGAAGCGGTTTTTCATGTTGAAGATGTAGCTGGTCGGATTGAAGTTTTTGGTTCCGCCAAATGTTGCGATGCGGCCCTGATCTTCCCACCAAGCCTGAGATTTTTGCAAACCTTCTTTTACGGCGTCGGAAAATTCTGGATGCGCTTTCATCCATTCGTTGAGAGTTTCGCGCTGAATATCTAGATCATCAGCCATTCCGACAAGAGTTTTGCCTTCGGCTCCGCTCTTTACGACGACCTCACACATTTCTGGCTTGTACTTCGTAGGCCGTCCGGCTGGCATGTTACCCTCGCTCTGTCGCTTCACGGTGCAGATTGTCTGTCGCGCATCTTAACGCTTCACGGCCAAATATGCAAACTGTCCTACGCCCTCGCGCTTGCAAAACAGGAAACACCGCTTTTCGGTTTCGGCTCTTGCGGCAGCAAAGCGATGCAGGCCGCCGCAGAATTGTCCAATATGGTACACAATGCGGTCGCCCTTCTGTGCCTCGCCAAGAGCCGCCTCGAAAGCGCCCTGCTTCGTCTCGCCGGTGATGTAGATGGTCTGGCTCATTCCAAGTCCTCCAAGAAGTTGAAATCATCTTCTAGATCGGCCTTCGGTCGGCGCACGGCTTTTACCTCTGCGCCGGGGAATGCCAGCTTCACCGCGTTCACCAGCCCGTTGCGGTGTTCGTGCAAGGCGACGGCCACCTCACGCATCGTGTGGATCGCGATGCCGGGCCGCTTGGCGTAGGCGGCTGGCCATTCACGCCCGTCAGCGATGATGCCGAAGATCGTCTCCTCATATTCATACTCCCAGATGTCAGGGTCGGACACTGGGCGTCCGAGGCTGACGGCTTCGGCGTCCATTGCTGTCAGCCCACGCAAGCATATCTCCACCCAGAACTTCACCTTGTCGGGGTCTTGTGCGTCGATGGCTCCGTTCAGGCCAGCCATCGCCTTGCCCCACTTCGCGGCGCTTTCGGTCGAGACAAGCTCGGGCAGGCGGTCGATGCCCCAGCGTTTGTCCATCGCTCGCACTGCCGCGTCGAAGGGTGCCAGCGATAAGTCCGATTTGATCTCATTGGCCGTCGCTCCCTTGTGCAGGATGCGGTCATCTTTTTTCTGGCGTGTTGGTCTCTGTGCCATCGTTTTGCTCCTCTCATTTCGGTCTCGCGGGTTCGCCCTGATACCGGGTAAACCCAGCGCTCT